CAGGTTTGGCTGGCTGGTGGTGGCCTGGGTGGTTTGTATGCTGCTGGACTACGGCACCGGCACCGCGGCCGCCCTGCGGGCGGGGGAGTGGTCGTCCAAGGTGGCCAGGGACGGCTTGTGGCACAAGCTGGGGGCCGTGGTGGCCGTCCTGGTGGCTGCCATCCTGGACGGGGTGATCGGCCTGATCCTCGCCAACATCCCGGCCCTGGAGCTGCCCTTCCGGTATGAGGTGTTTGCTTCTGTTCTGGTCTTGGTCTGGTACATCATGACCGAGCTGGGCAGCATCGTTGAGAATGTCGGCGCCCTGGGCGCCCCCGTGCCCGCCTGGCTGCGCAAGGCCATCGCCGCGCTGGAGTCCACCGTGGACGGAGCAGGGGACAAGCTGGGGAGCGGCCAGGACGACGAAAAGTAAATTGCCAAGCGATTGTGAATATCAACGCCCCCGGGGCCTACGGGCCTCGGGGGCGCTGTGCTTATTTGCTGGTATGATCAAAATCATCGGGAAAGAGTTCTCCGTGTGTACTGCCCAGGCCGAACTCGTGGTGAATCCGCGCCTGGGCCTCCGGGGTGAGCTCGCGCCATACATGTTCCCGGCCATCACAGACCAGGAGGAAATCGGCTTCCCAATAGTTTGTCATGGTGTGCTCCCTTCTGCCCTCGTCACCTCCGGGGCGGGTGGCGTGGTTACTTGCGGCGGAACTCTTCGGGGTCCTGCTCATCCATCTGACGGTCGAACTCGCTGCGGATGCGCTCCCACATATCCAGAGAGCACTTGGCGCTCCGCCGGCGATCCTCCGTCGTAGCGGCCCTGACCTCATCCCGGAATCCCAGCACCACATGGGTGAGTGCCTGGGCCACGCGGAGCATATCGGAGCGGTTCATTGTTACAGTTCTCATTTCCTGATTTAACATCTCGTGTTTCCTCCTTGATTCCTCTGCCTTACGCTGTTATAATCAAGGTGGCCGGGGTAAGGCTCCCGGCTCACCTTGGGGTGTGTGGGGCGGTGGCTTTGTGAGGGTCAGCCGCCCCACTTTTTACTCATTCATGATGCGCTTGACGCTTTCCCGGAGCTCTTCCAGCGTATCGCACTTCTCAATGAGTTCGAGGATTGCCTTTAGCAGTGCCTCTGTCACGTTCATTTCGTCCATTCACCTCACTCCTTTCTGTAAGAGATTTTGCATCTCTGCCTTACGAGCATAGTATAATACATGCATACATGTATTTCAAGAGGTATTCCGCACAAACATGTATGCATGAATTTGTGTAAATTATACATGGATGCATGAATCGAAATGTGATATAGTAAAGTCGAGGTGATGTAAGTGGCTACGAAAGCGCATTTGGAAGGGAATAAACGGTACCTGGAAAAGCTGGATCACATCACGATCCGTGTGCAGGGAGGCACGAAGGAGAAAATAAAGGCCCGCGCCCAGCAGGAGGGCATGAGCCTGAACGCCTATATCGTGGGGTTGATCGAGAAGGACATGAGAACAGAGGAGGACACCTAATTACAGGTGTCCTCTTTTTCTGACAAATCGATCCGTCCATGCTCTTTTTCAAAGTCGGCAATATGACGGCGAATTAGCCACTCTATTTCCCGGTTTTTACTGCGCCCATTAAATTCGGCAATGTATTCTAGTTTATCAAGCGTGATACGGTTAATCCGAAGCGTATAGCGGGGCAGGTTGTCTTTCATGGTGGCCTCCTGCAAAAAGTCCTTGACAAAAGTATATGCAGTAGGCTAAACTTTGACTTGGATATGACGCATAAATGACGCAGTATAAATTTATAAAAACCGGGCAGGGGGCTCAACCCCGCCCGGCAAGGAATTACTCTAACATGTCCAACACGGCGTCCTTTAGGTGCAGCGGTGAGAGGCTATACCTATTAAACGCCATGACCATGCGAAAGACCAGTTCCGCATCGGTCGATACGTCCTGGAGAATCTGCACAGGGCCTTGGTGCAAAAGGCCATATACTACGATATCGTAGCTATAGTATGTGCCGATCTCCGGGGCGTATTTCTTTCGCCTGAACATGAAATAGGATATGGGCACGACGATCATCCTTTCTCTTTTTCTACGGGATGTGTCGTGTGTAAAAGGGGGCCCTCTAGCTCGAGCAGGAGGGCCTCGCTTGTTTATGAGAGAGGAAAGATTGTGCCCCCACAATTGCCCCCAAAGCCCCGAGATATGCCCCGAAATCCTGCTAAATAGTGCACGTAGAATATATGAAAAAACAAGACAAAAAACCCTGCAGTCATTGAGACTACAGGGTTTTGTTCTGGTGGAGACGACAGAACTCGAATCTGTGACCCCTTGCGTGTGAAGCATGAAAAACAAAACCCGGCTATCCATTGATACTTAGCACTTTCTCCTGTTGACATTTTTCGGTTTGCCCCGAAGTTTGCCCCGAAAAGGCATTTTCTACAGCTCCTATCAGCTCACCAGGTGTGTTGCCGACCACGTGGCTATAGATGCCGAGAGTGACCTTTATATCGCTGTGCCCGGCAAGATATTGTATCTTCTTGATGTCCATGCCGGATTGGCAAAGACGTGTGATATAAGTATGGCGAAGCAAGTGCGGAGTCACCTTGAAGTCCAGCGTCTGCTGGATTTGTGGGCCGCGCTTTTTAGCCTCTTTCTCAGAGGTGGCCGCTGAAGCTTTGACTGTGCGCCGCCCGATAATTGCCATGAGATTACGTACAGTCTGGAGACTAGCATTTGAACCATTTTTTGCGGGAACGACGAAGACGCTATTACTCTTGGACTTTGCAGCGCGAAGAGCGTCCGCCAGCTTGCTGGGCAGAGGAATGGTACGGTGAGCCGCTTTCGTTTTGAGCGGGGAGGGGAAGATACCCTTTCCACCGTCAAAGCGCACTGCGTTGTTTACGGTGAGGTGGGGGGCGGTGGCATTAAGATCCAGGTCGCTCCAGCGCAGGCCGCAGATCTCCTCCCGTCGTAGACCGGTGTAAAGGCCAATCAGTACGAAGAGATAAGCGCGAGTGTCCTTTGTGGCGTCCTCCAGAGCGGCGCACTGATCGGGTGTCAGCGGCACCTTCTCCTCGGTGGGGGCACCGCCCGCCTTTATTTTGGCACAGGGTGACCGAAAAATCAAGCCATTTTCCACAGCGCAGTCAAATCCCATGCGCATGACGCCCAGCACTTTGGCTTGAAGAGAGTTTGACTTGCCGGAAAGAGCTGCCATGACGCGTTGACAGTCCTCCGGCTTGACGGACTTTAGCTGATACCCCCCGATGAGGGGGCAGATGTGGTTATTGATGGCGTTTACATAGTCCCGGCGGCGTGAGTAGGAGAGCCCATCCTTGCGGTTTACATACCACTGCGCCAGAAGCTGGGCAACAGTGGTTTTATCATCCAGGATGACACCCATCCGCTGGGCGGTCTCCAGGTCGTAGAGCTTGGCACGCAGTTCCTCTTTACTTTTGGCGCGAACATCTTTGTAGGTACCGCTTTGTAGCTTCACCCGTTTACGATAGTACCCGGTCTTTTCATCAAAATAAAACTCGGGGCGTCTGGCCATCTTGAATCCCTCCCACGTGTATGATAATATGAGAGGGTGATATGGGCCTGTCAAACCTTATCACCCTCTATGTAAGCCGTCCCTGGTGTTGGTAGCACCGGGGGCGGTTTGTATATGCAAAAGAGCAGGACACTACATTTTGTGGTAAATAAAAATCAAAATGCAAAAGTCAACAACTTGGCATAATAAACTTCGTAGAAATTTACAGTGTATTTTTGTGTATTGTGCTGCTATAATAAGTATATAGCAATTCTGAAGGAGGTGCGGTTATGGCGACTAAAAGTATCCTCAAAGAGGTTCGCTTCAAGGACAAAAAACTGTGCCGAGGTTTTGCTGGGGCTCTTGAGTTTGCAAAAGGAAAGAAAAGTAAAGAAGTTATCCTCTCAAGAACCTGTCAAACGATTTCAAAAGACAAGATTAACGACTTTTTCGGAGATAAATAATGGCCGGATATTCGATACTGTCTTTAAGCGATATCATTGACGAGAAGGGGGAGGATTTCTGCAGAGAAATCCTCTCTTTTTTTTCATGCCCTCCAAACCCGGACGTCGAGAAATTTTTGACGAAACGCTCGGCAATTGACTTTGCAAAGCAAAGCATTGCTCAGACGTTTCTTGTCTATGCGTCCTATAGGGGGAAGAACGTGCTGTGCGGATATTTCACGATTGCGAACAAGTACATTGTGGTTGGGAGTCACTCTGTGTCAAAAACCACCGCACGGCGGCTTAGGAAATTTGCCATGCCAAATATTTCAGACGATAATTTGGTTATTATGGCACCGTTGATTGCCCAGTTAGGAAAAAACTACATGAACGACTATAGAAAGCTCATTACAGGCGACGAGCTACTGAAAATGGCGATTGATAAGGTATCCGCCGCACAGAGAATTATCGGTGGCAAAGTGGTCTATGTGGAATGCGAAGATATCGATATCCTTAAAAAGTTCTACGAGGACAACGGATTTGTTATTTTTGGAAAACGTAGACTTGATAAAGAAGAACGAGGCGAAATGAATGGTTCACATCTGATACAGTTACTAAAATACTTAAATTGAGTACTTTTACTGCCTCTGGTACAGATGGTACCGGGGGCGGTACTTTTTCATTCTATTAAAAGTACTGCTCTGCTGCCAAGTTTCCATGCGCATACCAGCATAGGGCTTTGCGCATCATGTCTTCGGTGACACCAAAATATTCCGCCAGATCCCACAGCTCAGTATGGCCGTCTGCCCTGGCCGCATCGAGTTCCGACAAGGGGATGAGCCGCTGGATGGCCCACTTGTCGGCGCGGTTCTCGTGCTTTTTTCTGATATCGTAGCTGGCGTAGGGGTTGTAAAAACTGCCTGACTTGCAGTGCCCCAGCTCATGCCCAAGGCATGAGGTTTCATCTGCAAGGGTATACATCTTCCATGGATCTATAGCTATCGCGCAAGACCCATCATTGAGCTGCAGTGCCATCGACCGATCCTCACACAGAGGGAACCAAGCTACATCTATGCCGGCTTCCTCAGCCTCATCATAGAGTTCCAGCAGATCAGCCGCCATTCTTCTCCTTCTCCCTTTTCCTCTTCGCTACGATAAAATCCCGGAAGGCCCTGGCGTCCTCCCACATGGCGTCCATGTCCTCTTTGGTCAGGGTGGGGTCTGCTCCACGGAAAAAAGCGACTTTTAGATTTTGCTCGTCAATGCCGCGCTCACCATCCTGGGTGGGCGCTTTTTTTGTTTCTTCTCCATATACCTCATCCAGAGTAACGCCCAGAATATCTGCAAATTTTTGGGCGTTTGGCTTTGAAAGGTCTTTGCTTCTCCCGTTATTTAATTCCGACATTGTGGAGCGGGGAACCCCAGCGGCCTTACAAAGAACAGTCATGTTCTTATAGCCGTGTTCCTTCCCAAGACTTTCTATATGCTTGTACAAATCTTCCATAATTCCCTCCGCCGTTTGTGCAAAAAGGCAAAATTACAGATGACCGTACTTTATGCTTGACTTTTACAGTGAACAGTAATATTATAGTCACATGAAGTACGGGCGGCTGTATTTACTATCTGTGGCAAGATAAGTATATTACAACTTTCCGTAATTGTCAACAACACGATATAGGGAGGTGAGGAATGGAATGGCACAACTTACGGCGTTCGGCAAGGACATCGGCAAACGACTGATTGACCTGAACAAACCGCAGACTTGGTTGATTGGGGAAGTTCGAAGCAAGACCGGCCTGTACTTTGATGATTCTTATATGTACAAGATTAAGACCGGACAGCTCTCCACGCCAAAGGTAGTCCAGGCCATCCGTGAAATTCTGGATTTACCGATGCACTCCAATTATGAAGGGAACGATGTCCAATAAACAGGACTGATAGAAAGGGGGTGAACCTGATGGGCAGCACAAAGGTAAAAGAAATCCTCGGCAAGCAGTTGGAGCTACTGGCCGAGGTTTCGGAAAGCAAGCCGGAGAATCTGGCGGAGCTGTCAGCGGCTATGTGTGAGATAGCCGACCGACTGAAAGAAGTGCGAGACCCGCTTACTCAGTTGGGAGAGACTTAACGGCGTCATAGCAGGCGTTCAAAATTTTCTTAAAGCCTTCTGGGTCAAGGGCCTTCATTTTTTCCTGAGAATAAACGGCCCGAAGATAATTACCCATAAGCTCCACAGCAAGTTCTTTATCTGTTTTCAAAGTTTCACCTCCCATCTGGCTTGCCAATTTGATTTTAGCACGAGACAGTGGGTGGCGCAACGGTTGGAATGGGGCCGCCGGGCGCTTTAAGGAGGCGCTTACCCGGATTATTTCTGTGCAGAGTCAGGATACCAAATCAGAAGGGTAATAAACTGGACTATTTGGAAAGGAGAACATCATGGACAACATCAAGAACTACAACCCCGCAGAGGCGGAAACCCTGGACAGCCGCGAAGTGGCTGAGATGGTGGAGAAGCAACACAGACATCTTCTCCGGGACATCAATGGGTATATCGAAGAAATGGAAAAAACAGGAGAGCCCAATTTTGGGCTTTCGTCAAAACTCCCAAAAATCAACCCGTCAGATTTCTTTATCCCGAGCACCTACACCAGTGAGCAGGGGAAAGAGTTGCCCTGTTTCCTGGTCACCAAGAAGGGCTGCGAGTTTATCGCCAACAAGCTCACCGGCGAGAAGGGGACGAAGTTTACCGCCATGTACGTGACCCGCTTCAATATCATGGAGGAGCGCGAGAAGGCCGCTATCGGCGGAAAGACCGCAAAGAACGGTAAGACCCCGGAGGAGCTGGCCGCCGCCGACAAACGGGCCACGGCGATGCTGCTCAACGCCAAGAACCGGGCGGCGAGATTCCTTCAAAAGCTCTACGACCGGGCGGGCACCAAGCCAGAGTATCAGGCAATGGCTCTCAGCGATTTCTATTCCGAGGATGGGATTCACCTTCCCCGCATGGCATTCCAGGACATGAAGCAGACCTACGACAAGAGCGCTATTGCCGAAAAGCTGGGCGTCTACTCCAAGGCATCCGGCGGCAAGGTGCCCCATGCCCAGGCCATTGGTGCGATTATCTCCACGCTGGATATCTCGGAGGACGAGCGCGAACGGCTTCCCTACTGCAACAACGGGCACGACGGCGTAGATTACCAGTATACCGAAAGCGTGGTCGAGAAGGTGCGGGCATGGATTGAGGCGCACGGCAGGCCCAGCCCGATCACGGTCAACGGGAAGAACTATGCGGTTGTCTACAAGAAGGAATGAGCATTGCAGAACAGGCTTTATGGGATAAGAAGGGCGGAGTCACTATGAACCAAAAGCCAATGCTGACGGCCCAAGATCTGGCCGAACGTTTCGGAGTCAGTATTTACACCATTTATCGGCTGACCACGAAGCCGAACGGGCTTACCGGATACCGGGTTGGGCGGCGCATTCGTTTCAAAGCCGAAGAGGTGGATGCCTATCTGGAGGCCCAGGCAATTAAGCCGGTTGAGGATGCCGAGGTAGTTCAAATCCGGAGATTCCAGTACAAGCCAGGCATGAAGGTGGTGAGTTTATGAAGCGGGCCACTTTG